CTGGACATTGGTATCGCCTTCGGCTCTTGCTTTATTACTGACTAAAGACAGACAAAGAAGTGATAACGCTAGTAGTCGTAATCGCATCATTAAGAGTAATCTTTTCGGTCATTTGGCTTGCTGCCCTAGTAGTAATACTAAGTGACCAATCTTTGGTGCTATCTGCAACTGTAAATACTGCATCACCACCAGCAATACCAGCAGAAGCAGCTACGGATATGTTAGATGCTTCCCAAGTATTTAGGGCTGACCCATATTTTTCTGTGACTACGCTGCGAGTTATGGTTTGTGTAGTGTTTTCAGTTCTATTACTAGAGCCAGTAGTCCAGGAGGGTACGCCATTGGCATAGCAAGGCGTTGCAACCAAGAATAAAAGCAGTGCAAGTTTCTTCATTTAATACCTACATTAGTGTCTTTGTTATCTACTATCTTAGCAGCGTTATTAGGTTTCTTTTTGTTTACACTTATACCATAAGATCCTAAGACCCCAGAGGTCAAACCTGCTAAAAAAGCTCCGTCATTACGGATTTTATCCATATATCCAAGAGTCATCATTGCAAGCGACCAGCAAAGTATCATAAATCGGACAGCGTGACCAAAAAGTTCAGCCCAATCCGTACCCTCTTTTTCTTCTTGTTCTTCCATATAAAGAAAACTGCCTTAATGTGTGAGGAGATAGCAGCTGACCACTACTTTTTGTAAGGCAGCTATGACAAACGTAGCAAATATTGATATGTTGTAAAGTATTAGTACTTAATGTTATGTTAAAAATCCTAAAACCCTTGCTTTTGCAGTTCTTTTCTACGACTGCTGTAAAACGCCTAGTGGTAGATTTACTTCGTGCAATTTGTAAGCAGACTACGAATACATTGGATGATCGTGCAGTAGATATTTTAGAGCAACAATTATTTCCTAAACTTTAGTTATTGTTGGATTTTTAGGAAAAACTTGAAAACAAGTAACAGGAAAGTCAAGCTCTTCCCATTGCTTTGTATGTGATGCTAGTTTTACGGCTTCTTCTTCATCGTATGCCTGGATAACTGTTTGAAATCCTATGTTTTGTACTTCATCTAAGCCTACATACGCTCCAGGTATTCTAATTACCCAGGCTCTGATTCTCAAATCCTTGTAATTCGATCCATCCTTCTTCTGTTTCCGATTGCGGAAGCTCATCCAATGGGATTCCCAGAATTGTTGCATCTAAAGCTCCTACTATTTCTCCATTGTAAGCAGCAATTTCTAAATCTAACAACTCCATATCTCGTTCACGCATAGCTATTTCTTCGTCAATAGCTAAAGAATCGTTCCAATACTCGACTGCACCAGCTAAAGCATCGAGTCTATCGTCATGTTGTAAAGAGTTACGATCAACAGTTAAGTGTGTTAGTTGATGAAACAACTGATATGCCAGGTGTGTCTCTACGCTATCTTCATCTTTTGCCTTGCTATCGTTCTCGATGACCGACCTATTGACTATTAATCGGTGCTGGTTCATCACAGGTTCTAGTGCATTTATAATTCTTCGCTCTTTTTGTACGTTACTTCTAGCTGGTTCTACAGTACATGGGTATATTCTGCGCAAATATGGCTGTAAAAGGCTCTGTAACATCCCCTGACCAAACTGATCTTCTAGGATGATTAAGTTTACCTCCTGTCTTTTAGCTGCCTGTGCAAGCCCTTCTAGTACAGGCTCAGTATATCCTTCTCTAAATGATCCTACCTCCAGGACAAACAAATTTCCATTTAGTTGAGCGACTATAGCGTATGCAGTTTCATCCATACCCTTACCAGAAGGGTCAACAAACATCACGCATCCATCAAACTCTAGCCATTCTCCATGTATAAATGCTGGCCTGTGGTAGTAATCTCCACTAAATCCTACAGCTGGTAAGTCTCCTATTCTATATTCTGCGCCTTGCGACCATACAATCTTCTCTGGCGCATGGTCATCGACCTCCATAACGACTAAATCTGATAAACGTAACGGAAATCTTTGTAAATCTGACAGGCTAGTGTCTAATTGAAACTGTAAAACAAACTGTGATCGACCATAACTAGCTTCTCTTTCCAGTAAATCCATCTCAGAAAACCTATCAGGGTCTGTAGGCATACCTGACTTATCCTTGCATCCTTGCAAAATTACATCTGCCAGGGCATCTCCATACTTTTCTGGTTTTTTAGGGTAACGACTTGTCCATATTTTGCAATCGTACCCTCTCATTCTTAGCTTGTTGTAGATACTTTCTTCTGTCTGTGGTGTACCTAAAAACAAAATATCTCCACCAGGTTTAAGAATAGCGTTAAACTCTCCGACACACGCCATAAGTTTCTCTCTCATACCTACTGTCCAGGCTGTATTAGGTACTTCGCAGTCATCTGCCAGGATTAAATCTGCACGACTACCTGTCAACTGCCCAAAAACACCCACACTTTTTACAGATGCAGACTGATCTGGTATAGCTGGCCTTACATCAAACCTGTTACTTGCAGATCGTTGTTCTTCTCTATCAGGTTCTAAGCATTGCAGTATAGGCATCTCTCGAATAAGCCGTAAACAAAACTGCGCAAAGTCATCAGC